AAGATTTATTATAATTTTCGCATCCGTTAATAAATTAACATTTGTTGGGTTACAAGTACTACCGGTTGTTATACAAGTATTAAAAATCTGTATTGTATTCTTTTGATAATCTATAACAACATCTCCAATCCCTTCATATGTTTTTATGGTCTCCACAACAGTATCCACCCATAAAACATCTGATGGATAATCTGTTATTCCAGAGGATGAATAAAAAGTAACTTGTTTTAATTCTCCATCAACAGATGTTTCCAAAATAAAGTCTGCGGTGTTTAACTTACAATTTGTATCATCAAATGTTAGGTCATAAAACCCTTCATTAAACATTTGATATATTCCTCTTTTTCCTATTATTTCTGTTTTTTCAAAAGGTGAACTACAAATGTTAAAAACTTGGTAATTAGAAACTTTATTTGTCCCATCTAAAATTGTTGGTTTTATGTACACACACCCATTACTATCTATAACCTCTAATGTATATGTTCCGGCAGATAATCCGGTCACTAATGGCCCTGTTTGTGTCCCCACATTTGAACTCCAGTTATAGGTAAATGGGGGTTCTCCGTAATATATTAAAGTATTTATTTCTCCATCATTTCCATTAATTGGTTGTGTAATAAAAAAATCAAAAAATACTCCGTTTGATGGTGATATTGTAAAAATTGTGGTTTGTGAACACCCATTTAAATCTGTAACAGTTGCGGTATAATTTCCTGAAGGTAAGTTGTTATAGATTGTTTGTGGTGATGGTGGGAATCCACTAATCTCGTAAGAATAAGGTGGTGTTCCTCCAGTTGTTGCAATCACTTGAACAGATCCATTTGATAAACCACAAGTTGTCCCCGTTGTAGATGCCGATATTGTAAATAATATTGTATTATTGATTGTAACTGTTGTTGTGTAAGTACATACACCATCTGTTATTGTGATTGTATATGTATCTGACGATAGATTTGGAAATGTTTTGTTTGTTGATGATATTGTTTCTGATGTGGAATTACCTAACGAATCTGTTAAGGTATAGGTGAATGTCCCAGAAGGAACTCCGGCATTTAGGATAATATCAACTTGTCCGTTATTCCCACAACTAGAATTTGTTGTGTTTATTGAAACTATTGAAAAAGCGTTTGGTGTTATTAAGGATGTTGAATTTGTAAAGTTACATAACCCAGCGTCTTGAACAAATACCGAAAAATTCCCAGAACTTAACCCAGTAAATGTATATGACTGCGAAAAAGTAATGACAGTTTCCCCATTACTACCACTAAAATAATAAGGAGCGGTTCCATCAACAATAATAACTTCTATGGATCCATCATTACCAAAACAAGTTGGTGGTGTGGTTATAAATGAACCAAAACTAACTGGAGCGACATTAATAACGGTTGCCGTTTGAACTAAAGAACATCCGTAATTATCGGTAACAACGACAGAATAAATAGCAGGAAGTAAATTTTCAACATTTTGTGTTGTTTCACCATTAGACCATAAGTATGTAAATGGTGGATTTCCAGTTAAACCAGTAATAAAAATTTTACCACTACCAGAAGATGATATACAATTCGCATCATTAACAACATAAAACCCATAACTTATTGGGTTTGAGGTTTCAACAATACAAGATTCGGATCTTCCGGTACAACCACCACCATCATCGGCAATTACATAATATGTTTCAGGACTTAAATTTCCAAAAACATAATCGTTACTAACGCCTAATGCAGTATTTATAAGACCATTAGTTAAATCATAAAGATAAAAATCAATAGGCCCATATACATTTTCTGTTGTTGCCGTAAGAACTCCATTATTTGACCCACAAGTTGTTCCCGTGACTTCAATTGACACGCAGGTTCCTGATGAGATATAAACGGGTAAAATTAAAGTATCAAACGCAGAGTCAGTAATTTCAACAAAATAACTTCCCGCAGGTAAATTATCTACATAATAAGTGTTTGTTGTCGCTGAAGTGGGTAATAAACCACTAGTTGATATTTCATTTACCGCCCATCCAGGACTACTACCTGTAATGGTAAAAAATACTTCTCCAATACTTAAGTTACTACAATCTCCAGTTACAGAATAGTTATTAATTATTATACTCATTAATCGTTACAAAATATATCAAAATTTATTCCCACATTAAATTCAAAATTATTATCAACACTTAAAGGGATACAATTACCATTATAAACCGTAATCGTTTCGCTATCACTATTAATTATATAACTTAATCCATAAACTTGTAGATCATCCGTTAGATCATTTATAGCATTAACCCAGTCAGTTGGTGTGGGATAACTAGACCCATTTAATGAGTATCCAAACCCACTAAAGAATTGTTTACCAATAATCTGATCCCCATTTATTCTAATATCAACATACCAACTTGATTGAATTGAACTTAATATACAATCGTTTGTTGGGTCGTATCCATTTGTAGTTAAGTAATTTGTAATAACATTTCCTAAAACAACTCCGAATGAATTAACAGTTGGGTCCGATCCCCAAGGATATAGAGGACATTCAACCGCCTGTATAGGACAATCATAAGGAAATAACTGTCCAATAAGAGAACAAGGTTTACACGGAACCGGTATAATACGACAACCCGCTTGTCTTCTCCAAACAAATTTTTGTCTGTGGAATATTGAATTTTCATATTTAACCCCTGTGTTCCATATTGTTGTTGCCGGAACCATTTGTTCTATAAGTCTTATCCAATAATCACCAAGTCCGTGAACATAATCAATCATTGTCTGATATGTAAAATTATCATTTGGTATATTCACCGCTTGTCCTGATTCTAAATATTTCCAATAAATTGACTGTAAGGTTGGGTATCCTCCTGTTTTTCCATCTGTAATAAATTGTCTATTTCTTACATTAACCATATTTCTCCAGAAAGTCTGAGCAAATTCAAAGAATGTTTTTTCTTTTGGTTTTGGGACAATTACAGTCCAGTCAATCCCTCCTCTCTGTGGGTATGGTGTATTTGGATTTGGGTCACAATAAGTTGGGACGACATAATTCAATCCCTCGTTTGGAATTGGGTAATTATATTTTCTTGACATTGACCACACATCATAAACAAGTCCTTGAGCCGGATTCATATGTATGTCAACATTTTTTACATTCAAAGTAAGATTATCTTCACCCACTTCGTAGTAAGCGTTAAAATTACCATCAAAGTTTTGTCTTAAAAAGGATTCCTCATCCGTCCAACTTTTTTTGTTATCTACTACTTTCCTTAATTTGAACCCTAATGTCATATACGGAAACTGTCTATATCTTTGTAAATATTGTTCTCCATAATTAAATGGAAGTAGGTTAGTTTGGTATGTTGGGTTTGATCCAGTAAATACAGAATTTGTTGTATTTACTTGTTCTGGCATTCTATGTTGGGGTGTTGATTCAAACCATCCTCCTCCAATTTGGAAAAAGAATGCGTCTGATTGTTGGGGCATGCTAGGGTACCCATATTCATCTATTGGATAATCTTCTGGAATAACATTAGCATTACTACTTATTGTAGTTGTTGTGAATCCAGTATACTGTGTTCCCATTATTGAGAATATGTCGGTAGTGTCTAATACGGGTATTTCTTGAATATATGTCCCTCCAGATATTTGAGCGTACTGCTGATCAAACTGACTAAGATTAATTTTTTGATCCGCAACATAAATATATTCATTAAATTCAGTTAACGCTTCTGGAGCTCCTATCAACCTTAAAAGTATTTCAATTGACTTTCTTGTTCCTTTTGATTTGAATAGGTATGCTGCATTTAATATTAAGTTTCTATAATATTGATAATTTAATTCTTCAGGTGTTTGTCCTATACCAACCCCACTGAAATTATTACTTCCAGAAGAAAAAACAGAATCAAGAAGTTGAGTTTCTGTTATTGGTGAGATATTTGTTTTCCACCCTAAAGTTTGAGCCAAATTTTTCAATAATTGAGATGGTATATCATTTTTTACCGTATAATTAACGTTCGTCATATTTGGTAACGCCAAAATGAATTTCATTGAGTCGTCAAAACTTCTACCATAAATTTGTAGAATTTTTTCCATTTTTTGTTCGTCCGTGTCAAATTCTTTAAAGGCTCCTGTAGTTAAAAATCTTGAAATTAAGTTGGTTCTATATGTATCCAACCCTGCCGCATACTCATTAAGAGTATTAAGATAATCATCAAAAGACGCTGAAGTAATATCTAAATTCCATATTCCATTTTTTGGAAACGTTATTAGTTGGTTTGTTAAATAATATGTCCCATCCTCCAACTCATCAACTTTTGTAAATGTTGAGGTGTATTGGGGAACGGAAGATCTGTTTAATAAAAATTGTTCTACCTCATCAAGACTTTCATTAAACGATTTATTAACATATAAATCTGTTGGTCTTACTAAGTAATACGCATAACTTAAAGATTGACCCGAAAATGGGTTTCCTTCAACATACATTTTAATTACGGTAGATGAATCATCAGTTGGTGTGAAACTATTTATCTTAAACGGTGTTTCTCCTAAAAAAACCGAATATTTGTCATAATTTACCGTAAGATTTCTTAATTCAGAAACCGGTATTTCCCTTAACGATAAATTTCTTGTCGCATTTACACTATAGTCAATATCAAATGGGTTTTTTATCGCATTTAAAGGAATTTCAAAATAAGTCTCATCTTCCACAGAATCATATGTGATATTAATTGCGGTCTCAGTTCTATTGTAATTAAATAAAAACGGACTAACATCCAAGGCGGCAGGAAAATAATTAATTATATTTGTAACCGAAGATGATATTCTTTTAACCAAAGAACCGTAAAGTGTGAAGTTAGTTACTTGAGATAAATCAAAATTTGGGTAAACCCTAAAGTTTTTTGCTTGAATCATTTTTGATTCTTCAATACTCTGGATATTCATAGAATCCAAACTCATTGGTTCTGAAAACGCACCAATATTAAATGTTCTATCTTGTTTTTCCGTTAAACTTTCCGTAAATTCAAAATTTCCTTGCGTAAAACCACCTCCTCCGACTAATTGGAATCCAACTAAATCATCGGAGAATGTACCAGATCCTGTTGCTGATTGAGGGGGACAAGTGTATTTTTTAACCGCCATTATCCTGTGATATTATTAAACGCTTTACTAAAATCTATGTTATTACCTCTATCTTGTCTTACCTCATATAACAAGTCATTAAATTGGTCTCTAATTTCATACAAGTTGTATTGTTTGTAAATGTTATTATTACTATCGTAGATTGTATAAACTCCGTCATCAATAGATTTGGTTTGATTACCGTAAAGAGCAATAGCCAGTGTTGATATATCTTGATCCACAATTTCTATCTCTGTAGTTATTGGGTTGAAAAACGTATTTGATATTATTATGTTTTGATTTGGTGTTCCAATAAATGGTGTTGCGTTTGGTTTGTTTGTTGGTGAAGATGATGGAGATAACGTACAAAACAATAAGTTTGCCGTTCCTTCAACATAAACATATCTAATTGATTTTTGTGAGGTATTTGTTAAGTTTTGAACTACTGGCTCACAATAGAATGAAGAGGTAATTACTCTAAAAAAGTTAGGTATTTTTGTTCCGTCAGCATTCAAATATTCAACACGAAATCCAACTAATCCTTGATTAACAAATTTATTTTTATATTCTGAAGGTACATTGTTAAGATCAACAACAATACCTTTAACATTTGGTAGCGCCGATAAAATACCACAATCAGTAATTTTAGTTCTAATTTCCGCAGGTCTTATATACAATGTATATATCCCTAATTTATTGAATTGGTCTGCAGGCAATTTAAGATTATATAAACCACCAAGTATTTCTACATTGGCATTTCCTCCGGTTTGTGAATTATGAAAATAAGGTCTTAAAATTGATTTTGAATCCAATTTAGTTAAGACAAAATTATCGGTTACATCACGACTTGGAGTATAATTTAATATTATCTCCACATCATCCGGACTGACATCAGCACTTCTTATTGTTCCGTAGGTTCCCGTAGCCACTTTTATTTAATTTAAATTTTGTTTATCCTTCAGTAATAAATACTTAAGCTGTGTCTTTTTTGACTTTGAAAAATTTGTATCCGTATTTTTCTAAGTCTCCCACATTATCAACTTCCCCAAGTCTTGCGACATATTCATTTACAGATTGTTTACCTCTTTCAACAAAAACATCCGTTTGGACTTCCGGTTGATCAATTACGTTCAATAAACCTTCATTTTTTGTAATTGCCGATAGAATTAAATCATTTTGACCAAACCCAGAAGAATATGTTACATATAAGGTATAGTCCTCATAGTCATAATAGTCAATATTATTAATTGTATATGCGGTATATGTGTTGGTTGGATCCGGACCCCATACGGTTCCAATACACCCTGTAGTTCCGGTAACTTGTATTCCAATTTTAAACTTACCGCCCAGTAACGCAAATTTAGGTCCAAACTGAGACAAATCATTTATTGATGATTGCGTAAAACCAGTTACTAAAAATGGAACCGTCGTATTATTTGAACTATAAAAATCGGAAAGAATAGGGTTTGAGTCTCCACTAAAAATATAATCGTAATTTACTGGGGTTCCGCTCCAACTACCCCCTTGTGGGGTGAATGTTGCAATTCCATTTGGGTTGTCAATCGTGGTTCCCGTAAAAGGAACTGTTATTTGTTTTTCAACTAATGAAATACCCCAAGGCGAATTGGCGGTCATAGTAATAGTATAGTTCGCGTTTGATGAAGGATATGTGTGAGTTAAAGGTAGTGTATTTGTTAAGGTAACGCTTGGCGAACCATCTCCCCAGTTTAAAACATAAGAGATTAATCCAAGAAATTTAACCATTTCTTGATCCGATGTGTTATAAAAAATATAATCGTATGGGTTATAGGTGTTTGCGGTAAATACAAAGTTATTAATAACGTCTTTTTGTAATACGGCACCGTCAAAAACAGAATAATATCCAATGTCGGTTGCCGTTTGTGTAAACATTATTGGGATTGTAAGTCCGGTTAGGATTGAAGATCCGTTTACCCCTCCAGATAAAACATCTCTCATATCCAAATATAATCCGGTCTCATCTATTATTGTATTTTCGGTCACTGCGGTAATAAAACAACATTCATTAACGTCATAAAACACTTCGGTTCCGGCAGTATATTTTACTGTGGTAAGATCCGCAATAATATTTTCAGGAGATATTTTAAAATAATACTTTTGTTCTTCCATTATGGGTTAATATATTCATACCATTTTATCGGTGTTACTTGATCCCCAACTCTTACGTTTGTTGATGTTGATAACGCTTCATATGTTTTAGTTGTGTAATCTAAATTTATTTTATAATAAAAATATTCACTACTCAAAAAATTAAATTTGTTTGGTGTTATGTTTGGTTGTGGGGTATTTGTCATAACATTAAAAACCCCAGTTCTACCATTAAAAAATTTAGCCGACATATAGAATTCGGAAAGATCAATAAAGTCTCTTTCTCTTAACCAATAAATGAAAAACCCTTCTTTATCTCCAATATAATCCAAACTAAATTTAGGCTTTCTAATATCAACCGGTGGTAATAATGGTGTAATACTTGCAGATTCAAAATCTCCTTGTTGTACCGGTAAAATTATTGTAAAATAATTTGTTTGACTTTTATCTTCTGGAGTATCATAAAAATCAAGTTTAAAGAATGATTTAGTGAATGGTTTTACAAAGTAATAAATATCTGACGGGGTAAATCCTTCGTTTTGATAAGTTATATCCCAATTTGCACTTGTAACTGTTGTCGCAGTTATTGGTAATGCGTTATCATAAAAATAAAACTCATAATTTATATCAGTTTTTTCATTTATGAACGAATTATGCGAAAACCTGGAGGTCTCAAAATCATTGGCAATTCCAAGTATTTCTTTAACCATTTTTTTCTGATATTCTTCAATACTATCATCCCTCCCAGTGAAATCCCATTTCATTTCCACCGGAACTTCCACATATTTGTCAGTTTCAGATAATAATATTTTTATTTTATTCACACTCATCTATTGTTGGGTCTACTATTTCATTTATGTTTTGTACTCCTATACCTTCCGGAAATAACCTAAAAACTATGTTTTTATATGGGTAGTGTTTCCCATTTAAAAATGGATAGTCCACCCCAATTCCGGAAGTATCAATATACCCATATGGGTAAAGATCTCTCCATCTAAAACTATTTGATAGATTTGAAAAGAACGCATAGTCTGGAACATTAACAACTCCTGTTGCGGGAGCTTCTTCTATATAATCAGAATATTCTCTTAATCTTATTGAGTTATGTGGTTTATAATAATAACCAAATTGGTTTTGTGCCGGAGCGTCGGTTGGGATATTAAAATATGTGTCGTTATAAATAAACTTGTGGTTCATCCTTGAAACAACTCTTTCTGTTTGGAAAAAGTCATTCCACTCACAAAAATCTCCGTCAATAATATCACCGACATTAAGGTTGTCATTATATGAAAATGGCCCTACTGGGGGTAACGTATTTGAAAAATATTGTGACTGTGTTATTGGGAAATTAGATAGGAAGTTTGTCTGATCCCACCATAAATTTGGTAAACTATTAACTAAAGGTAGATTAAAATCAAACCCTTGTTTTAATTTTTTTGTCCACCCAAAAAATCCTTTCCATAATGTCGTAAAAAATAATTCAGATATTGGTCTTTTTTGATTATCTAATAATGGTTTGATATCAACATCACAATTAAAAGATAAACTATATGATTGGTTACCTTCCTTGATAGAAGATCTATCAATTCCATTTGGGGTAAGAACCGCCTTTTCAAATTTACTTTTTGAACTGAAGTTTGTTTGGTCAAATCCCGCTTTTACAATAATAGAACATTCACTATCTGTTAAAACTTTATGTCTTCTAACATAATATTCAGATCTTGTTTCAGTGGGGTTACTTGAATTAACTATTCTTTTAAATGTTCCGATTGCCCCTGTTTGGAATGTTGTTCCGGTATATCCAATGTTTGTAATTCCAAATATGTAGAGTTCACTATTATAACCTGGAGTTCCAAGACTTGTAACTTGGAATATTGTTTCCGTCCCATATGGAAACGAAAGTTCCACAAATTCATCTTCGGTTAGACCGTGTTCCATAGGACATTTAAACTTAATGTAATCACCATTTAAATCCGTCCCTTCTAACACATAAAAAGGTATTCCGTCCATTGCAGACCAAGACCAAGAAGCTGATGTTTCAGGGTCAATAGCATATAATGGTTTTAGATAATCATTATCAAACGCATATGTTATATAATGAGACCAATTATATGTAGAAGCACTTTTATTAACAAAATTAATATGGTTATTTGGGGGTGATGTGTATCCAGGAACATTATTATCTGTTCTAACAAAATCAAATTCAAAATATTGAGGATTCCCATCCCAAGGCGTATTTGGTAATGTTATCATACTTATCGCATTATTAATACCGTTTGTATAATACAAATTGTTTTTAAATGGTGTGTAAGTTGTTGATCCGGTATATTCATTTTTAAAAATTAATGAATATTTACATACTGGTCTAAATATTGTTGATTCTTGTCTTTCATCATCAAAAACAGTTTCAAGATTTAAATCAACATTTCTGTCAAACTCAATAATTTCTTTTACATTTTGTTCTAAAGGGACATTAACAAACACCCCTTGATCTTGAGATGATTTATATCTCAAATTACCTAATACCACATTTGTTGAATTATCTATTCCCATTACCCTTCAGTTAATATGTAAAGTTTTATGAATTTATCCACAGCGGTTTTTCCGTTGTTTAAACCAAAGTAAAAATGGAACGGAGCTCCCACAACATAATTACCTGTGGTATTTCTTACTGGGTCTGGATTTCCAGACAAATCAAAGTTTGTTAAGAATCCAGTTGGTGTTGGGTTTGCTTGGAAATACTCATTTGAGGAGTTAAAGTCCAGATCTTGATATCCTCTTTTATAAAAAGGAGCGTTTGTGTTCCAGTTATTATTTTCAGAACCAAATATGCTAGTTGTTCCGTCACTTATTCCCCACTTGTAATGTGGAACTTCTTGTGTTTTAGGGTAACCGTAATAATATTGTAATAATGGCGAGAAATTTAAAGTTTCAAAACCTGGAGTTAAATTTCGTCTATAAGAATAGTCTATTTGAGGTGACTCATAGAAAACACCAAAAACGGGTCTAGGGTATCCATTACCAGTTTGTGTATCATCCCCAAAATAGATTGAGTTTGGATTTGGGTAATTTTCCGATAAAAATGGACTAATTCTCCATTCGGAATTAATTGATAACATTTGAGCAAAATCACCATCCACTCTATCTCCCTGTCTTTTGCTATTAAAGAATTGTATAATACCTTTTCCTTCCGTATTATCTCCCGCAGCGTTAGTTATTGGTAATATTGATTGTCTAAAATTATCGTTTAATAATCTTGATAAGAACCCAAGTTGGATTAAATCTGAAGTATCCTGATATGATGTTGACTTAATTCTATCAACAAAATACGAATTAAAATTATTATTGTCACATATTTCCGAGATGAATTTTTCTCTTGGACCCATATCCACTATTGTTGTTGGGAACTGTATTTGTTTTTTATTATAACCAATTCCTGGATAATCGTTAACCAAAATAGACGGCCATATAGACGGAATTGCAGGACTATTTTTTCCAATAAAATTAGTTCCATTCCAAGGGGAAGATCTATAATAAAACCCATTGGTAATGTCATTATACATTATTACATCATCACAATAAGTATATGTGGGGTTATTTGGGTCATTTATAGGATATGTGGCTGTTTTATTAAATGAGAACATATATAACGCTCCGTTTATCCAATTATTTTGGAATGTGTGAGCAAATACTCCTCTACAAGCGGCAAATGTTATTGTAAATCTTGTTTTCCATTCTAAAAATAATGCGGCATCATTACCGTATTCCTTTAAATATTGTTTATTTAATAAACAATAACACCCTCTTACAACCCTATTAGGACCAATAGGAACAATGTCTCCGTTTTGTTTTTCCCTCACACAACTTCCATCAGGAACTACTCCAACATTATTACCACTACCGGTATAACAAAATAATGAAGTCATATTATCACAAGTTAGTGTTTGGGTTAAACCAGTAAATTCCGTATCAAATCCTTCTCCTGACGGTAGGTTTGGGGCAACCCCTTGTGTAGGACTTGACGATTCCCCTGTGGTTTTATAATAACAAAAATTATTGTTTTGATGTAATGCGTATCCCGTTCTAGATCCGGCACCATTTTCAATACAAGAAGACGTTGGTAATCTATCACTTCTCATAATAACATTATTTTTATTAGTGAAATTAACTCCAGGTAACGATGGATATCTATAATAGGCCGCTGAATACATAGCATAATGAATTGATCCATTATTATTAAACGGCCAACCATTTTGTGAGTCAACAGCTCCTCCCCAATATAAAGCCTGTGTTTGGGTTGTGTTATTAATTGAGATATTTATCGCAATAAAAGTACTTCCTCCTATGTAATCCGCAGTTAATTTAGGTAATGATTTGTTAAGGTTTGAGGTTATACTACCGGTAGTACCGTTAAAGGAACCAACAGTATCAAATGAGTTTACTGGTATGTAATTCGCGCCACCTAAAGTGTCAACCAAGTTCATCGTTGAGTCTTCGGTTGATAAATAATAATAAGGATTATTTGATGTAAACGCACTATAATCTATTGATGGTGTAAATGTTAAAGAATTAAAATATATCTTTGTTGGTGTGTCATTATCCACCGTATTATGTGTTTTAGGTAATGTATTTCCTCCTTGTATTGGCCAGTTGACATAATATTGACCTTCAATAACAGTATTTGTATTTGTTATTGAATAACCAAATATTTTTGATAGATCATATTTTATTGTTTGTTTAGAAGTATATGGGTCAACACCTCTAGTAATTATCATTACCTCGTATTCTGTTTGATAATCTGTTATACCAGTTATCGCAATAAAATTATTAACTTGGAGTGAGACTGAATTATTGTTGTTATCGGTACTTGTAATAACTGATGGTGGTGTAACTACCGAAGCCGTACCACAATCTTCAAGTATTTCATATTGTATTTTATGTTTAAGATACGCATCGTGAAATAATGTGGAGTTAATTCCAACAGTTTGTGAAACAGTTTCATAATCACCAACTGTCATACCGGTTATAACTTGGAAATATTCAATATCTGGTAAGTATTGCATATAGTTTTCGGTATTCCCTGTTTGCACAATTGTAATATTGGCAGATAAACTATTAGAAGGGTTTGTTGGGTCTGCATATGTTAAAGGATATATTGTAGTACCTGTAATTGTAGTTCCGGTAACTGAATTTAACCCAAATTGATTTAAAGTTGATCCGGTGATGTTTACTTGTCCGTTAGATTGTTTCGGATCTATAAAAGAAAATACCTCACCAATTCCCAACCCAGATGTTGTCCCTTTTTTAACTAATAAAACTAAAACTTGGTCTTTATAAGAAACAGAACTAAGAGAAGGATTAACCGTTGTTGTTATTTGATTAACACCATTAAAATATTTATCCCTCGTATTAAATTCATTTAATTTTTGTGGGTATGTCTCTTTTTTAGGGTTTCCAAACCATCTTCTATCATTTCCTGACCCACTTATTTTTTCTGCAGCAAATAAGAAAAATTCGGGAGATTTAAATCTATTAAAATTTGTTCCAGTTAAATCATCCCACCCAGAGAACATTCTTCTAAAGTCAATTGTTGCTTGAGCCGCAATGTCCGAAATAATTTCTTGATCATAAACTCTATTTAAAAGAGATCTATGACAGTAATCTATATTGGCTCCTCCATCATTAAACCAACCTTTACCTTGTTGTTGTAAATCAAAACCAGGTCTATTTTCAAAGTTTGGGTGAGATAAATCAAATGTTTCGGAAATGTTTATCGGAGCTAAAAATGAATTTGACTGTGCTGTTACTGATGGATTAGACGAATTTGCGTCTATTTGTGATTGTACCGAATCGGCATCAAAATCGTCATCAAGATCGGCGTTTCCACAATCACAATCACAATTATTACATTCTGGGTATGAAATCATCGGGAGTCCTATTCTTGGGAATCCTTTTACTCTATCGGCAGCAATAAAGGCAAATGCGGTAAATGCAGCGGCAATACCAGTTAAGATTGCTGCCTTTAATATGTTAAATGCTAGTAAAGCACTTAATCGTATAACTTCTAATATGTTAGTTATGTTTACAACAAAACCAGCTCCGGAACTTATAATCCCAGATAAGTTATTGAAGTACCAAATGGCGGTTGTGATTGATTCGTACAACGCAACTCCCGCCATATATGTTAAATATAATCCTAAAATTATTAACACATATTTTAATATTGGCCAAATAAAAGAAATTAGGTGAGCCACAAACAATAACACCAAAATTGGAAAAGCAAGGACATTGATTAACACATTAAACACAAAAAATATAAAATCAAAATTTCTTATAAGATCATTAACCGGAAATGTATTAACGGTTGTTTTACAAGTTCTATTATCAATTTCTTTTATTCCAAGATGTTTTGCCCTACCAAGACCATTTTTGTACCTATCCAAAAACATTGCCGTAGTATAAACTTTATTATAATTAAATTCATAAAAGGTGTCTTCGCAATTTATTGCTGATAACGGATCAACATAATCGTCCCAATCTAAACTAAAAGTATAAGACCTTAAAACATCAAAATAATCTTGAGGTAAGAATGTAAAATTTATATCTTGGGGTTGAGTATCATCTGTTGGGTTTGAGACTACTTGGACAATGTCACCAGAGTTTACCGGTATTACCGTAATATCACCATAATAAGGTTGTCCGTTTATTACAACCGAAAAATTAGACGAGTTTACTGTATTATCAAATAGTAAACCTCCAGTGTTTGTTATGGTTGTGGTTCCCGTTAGAACACCTACTGGAAGGGTAAAAAGTAATGGGGTTGCGGTTGATGGGTCAAATGGATCATTTGATGATGAAACCCATCCGTGTTCTTTAATATTTGGAACTAAGAAGTTCGCTCTTAAAAATTCATTTTGTAATCCTTGTTCATTCTCCCATTTGAATTTGAACCTGTATTTCCCTTTTGTTGGTATTCCTTTTTTGGGGTCGTTTGATAAAACCTGTTGACCAAATTCATTTGTTATAACGTAATCAACATTCATTGGGACATTAACTAAAAATGACCCGTCTCCGTCAATTACTTTTCCGTCTTGTTCAAACTTATGTTCTTCAAGAATGGGTAAACCTTGATTGTCGGCAAATATTGTTTGTCTAATTGATAAAATTTGACCCGGACCTGATATTAATTCACATAAATTACCGGTATTATTTTTTGGTTTACAATTTGTTTTTAATGCATCATCATTTGCCGTTGATATGATAGACCCCATAAAAACCGCATTTGGTTCTATCTTTATGTTTGCATCTTGAGTTAAATCAAAATCGGCTCTTACAATACCAATTTGACAAATGTCGTCTTCACCCCATAGTGGGGATATTTCAATAGTTTTATTTAATGTCTTTATTTGTGGTAATTCATTTAAGTTTGTTGAGTTTTTAAACGTATTACCATTAACCTGCGATGGGTTTGCTAGTCCGGATTGTATTAAGTCTTGTGGCGATAAGGAAAAACAACCTATATCGGATAAATCAACATCCATAACTAATGTTTGTGTACCGGTTGGTGCTCCAAATATCATATAATCACCACTATCATTTGTTTTTACCGTATACTTGTAATACTTGTCATATACCTCAATATAAGATTGTTCTAATAAAACTTGATCTCTGTTTGGGAATGTCCCGGTTGCGGCGTGTGTTGAATAGGAGGGGTCTTGAGGTAATAGGTTATATCTATATCCTTCTTCATTAACATCGGAAAGTGTTTTATATGGATATAATTCAGAAATTATTGGGTTTGTTTCATCCTCTGATGTTAAAGGGATAAAGATTGAGACTTTCGCATTTGGAACACCGAATCCTCCATTAACAACAACCCTACCTATAATAACACCATAGTCAGCACAAATTCTTGTGTAGATTTCACTTTGATTTATTTTGAGGGATAGTATTTCAAGTTGTTCAAAATCCTGTTCAAGTTTAACATTAATGAACTTATCTTGTCCTACTTGCGTTCTTATTCTATATGATTTGGGCATTAAATTTAACTTTTTTGATAAATAGTTTATTTCCTATTTTCAAAAAATAGTTCTAAATATAAATAAATAAATTATTAGGTAAAAGTTACCGTTTTTAAATTGATTACTCTAACATTAATATCCTTGTTTGGATATCTAACTTGGTATATTTGTGTTGGTTCGGCAAATATTGTATCGGCAATTAATTCAATCTGTTTTGTATTTGGATCTGAATATCTCTGTGATGTTTGGTTTGACGAATATTGTCCTCCAACTCGGTTAAAGAATCTCATATCTGAAATACTAATAACACCATTTTCATTCTGTATTTGTCTTTTTAATTCAGAAACATTAACGTTTTGCCCCAATTGTCTAATTGTGGGACTAAAATACGTATTAACTATATCTATAATTTTAGAGACAATTGCCCCAGAATTTTGACTAGCATCCAACACAACATCAACATCAACGGCAAGATCAATAGGGTTCGCACTTTCAATAGAAATGTAATCATTTATCATTCTAAAGTTTGAAAGGTAGTTTGCAACATTGTTTTTTAATGTTGATGAAATCGTATCTGTTAAGGTTCCATTTGCATCATAAGATAACATCTTAATTTTTATCTTATTATTTTCTTCTGTGATTGATACCTTTGCTGGTGCCC